GTTGATCGATCCCGTCATCATCTGAAGCAGGGAGTTAAGGTTTCGGTTCGGGAGGTCAACCGTGATTGCGCCGCCGGCGTCGTAGTTCGTCAGGACTCGACGGCTCGTACGGTCAAAGAGACCGCCGGCGTGCAGGCCCTGGCCCTGGACAGTGGTCTTCTTAAGAGCAAGAGTCTCGCTCTTGAATTCCAGCGGACGCCAGACACCGATAACTCCAGCGGTAGCCGGAAATACTCCCCAGACTCCTGAGTTCACCCCGTCGCTTGACTCAAGGCTGTACATTATCTGGGATGAAATACCCGAGCCGACAGCCGCAAAAGCGTTGACAGTCATTTTTTACTCCTTGTTATCGGCTTCAGCGTTATCGGCTTCGGCGGCAGCTAGCTGAGCATTGAGCTTGTCAATCTCTTCTAGCTCGGCTTGCTTCTTGGCTGTTTCATCGGCCCCGGAAGGAGTCAATAGCAGTGCAAAATGCTCGGACTCAAAGGCATCAGTGTCATCGGGAATATCAACAATGTCGCCTATGTGATAGCGATGACGGCCTTCACGTACGCATACAAGTTGCATTGGATTCCTTAGCTCTCAGATAGGCGGCGGCATTCTCGCAAAGAACTGGATCATCTCTGAAATATCCGCATGCTAGATTGCACGTCTTGCGTAGTGCTCTTTTGGGTTTTGCTGATACCAGAACTGGCGCGCATGTTCTCCGCAATATCCTGAACTGTTATCGCTTCGCAATTCTCTAGTGCATTGTTTTAAATCCGCAGATCATGTCAAACTAGAGATCCTGGCCTCGCAATGTATATCAAAGATCAGCGAGCCGAGGGTCTTGCCGGAAGGATCTGCACCGGGGATGTACTCGCCGTCTACCATTGGCAGGCTAAGGCGGACGTTATTCCCGAGGGTGTAATCAGCGGCGAGAGCCACGGTCAGCAACTGGAAGTTGGAAAAGACCTCGGTCATTCTCCCCTGGAAGTCAAGACCGCCGGCAAAGCTTGTGAGGATATTTCGGATTTTGTACGATTCCTCGATCTTGTAAAAGACCCCAAGCTCTGCCCACTGGTGGATAATCTCGTGAGCGCCCGTGATCTGCAAGGTCACCGGAGCGATGAACCTGCCGAGTGGAGCGCCGAACCAGACGTAGGGCTTACTGCCGTCCGGAGAGGCGGATGCCGGTGACGCAGCCAGCGTCGTTGTCGCGAGGTTGATCCAGTAACCCATCGCGCCCGGAATAGAGGAAGCCATTAAGTACTCTTCGGATTCCTCCGGGCTGCGTGCTGCTCCGGACTAAGATCCTGCGTGCCTCGGACGCCCTGAGTACTGCCCTCCTGAATGAACTCCTGAAGGGTCTTGCGCTGCTCTGGGGTCTCGGTCTCAGGACGCTGTTCTACCGCTGGCCTGGAGACGGGCCTGGTCTCCAGCTTAACCTTGGCCTTTTCGCGGGCCTCAGCTTCTACATGAGCATCGCCCAGGGCCTTCTGAGCGGCAGCGACCTTGGCCTTTGCTGTGCTCTTTACCTTGGCACTGGCATCTTCCGGTACGTCGCTTAGCGCGACCTCGGATACTGCCAGCTCTGCTCTCAGCTCGTCTAGACTAGTCATTCTGCTTGCCTCCAGAGAATGGGGAGCAACCCAGGCCAGAGCAGCGGCCCCGAAGGGCCGACTGCTTCCAGCGTGAGAACTTGAATCGGCTTACGCGATGTCCGTAGGAACAGCCGGGCTGGTCGGGAATACGCCAGACTCGGAAGCGCCAGCCATGGTGCCTGAAGTGTTCTCCAGTAGCACGCCAGAGCGGATTGCGGCCTGAGCTGCAACCGACTGGTCAGCCGCGCCGGACACGCCGCCACCCGGAAGGTAATGGACGTTAATCGTTACCTGTGCGGAAGCGGTCTGGGTAGCGCCGTCAGTTACCTTCAGCAGGAAGGTATAAGCACCGTCTACCTGAGTAGCGGTCTGGCTGGTTACCTGAACGTTGCCGGTCACGATTCCGTTACCGCTGAAGGTCAGGCCGGCCGGCGGAACGCCAAGCGTGGTCGGGCCAACAGATACAGCCGTAACGTTCTGGCTCAGTACGGTGGCAATCGGAAGGCCAGCCAGGTACGGAACGCCTACGAAGCAATCGGGTAGGACGGTACCTGCAAAGGTGGGTACAGACATGTTAACTCCTCGTTAACTAGTTTCGACGCAGGATTGCGTCCTCTTGTTCTTGCTTCCCAGTTTTGGCGTCTGGGTCTATTCCATCTCCGATGTCTAGGCCAACATGCCCTAGGACGGCCGAAGGGTTTTTTCTGGTCTTGTTGAAGGATTCTTCCTGCAACTGACGATTCTTCTTTGCCTGAGCAGGATTCTCGTCATAGTTGTGCAGGTGTTCTACCTCGCCATGAACATGCGGTTCATAGCCTTTCCTTCCAAGCACAACTGCAAGCCTGTAATCGATCAGGTACCAGGAGAAGTATTCCTTATCGGAGATTTCATCGATAGGAAGTTCCTTCTGAAGCCGCTGCGAGAAGCGAGTACACCCGAGGGCATTTACGAGCATCCGGTTCTCTCCCATGTGAGGAGGGCCAACGTACTCGTAAGTACACCATGGCTCAGGGCATGAATTGAATGACGGAATAGTCTCGGCAGTGATTACGTTATCCTGCTCGACCGTCATCAGGTCATACTTTCCGGTCCAGCGCTTGCGGAACTCGTGCCAGTAGTTACTGACATTCCCGGTTACGTTAACCATCTCAAGAGAGCCGATCGGAACGTAACGAACAAGAGCCCGGTAAGTATCAAAGTTCAGGCTGCCATCGGCGTAGCCGGCAAGTACCCTGAGTGTCATTAGCCGAGGCCCATGTAGATTTGCTCGATGACTACCTTCTTGTCATCTGGCCTGTCGCTTCCGTCCCGGATCGGATAGTCCTCGACACCATGCAGCTTGAAGATAAAGTCCAGTGCGGCCCTGGTCAGGATCTCAGGGTCAAGATCCTCAAAGTCATCTGCTACCATGCGACCGATAGCGGTTCCGTCCGAGTCAACGACAAGCCATAGCGGAAGCCATTCATCCTCGCCCTCGCCCCTGCCCTGTACCAGGGTAAAGGCGAATGGATTAAAGCCACCCGATGTATCCATAGGACGCACGGGGAAGGTGTAATCCGGAAGGTTGTCCGTTTCAATTCTGATGTTACCCATTTTCGCCTCATTCTTTTGGGTTTACAGGAAAGACCCTGATGGTCCTGGTAGTACTGCGTTAAGCATGACGTGGTAAATCACCGTTGTAGCAGAAGCATTACCAACAGCAATTAGCTTGATGACTGACGTTGCATAGACAAGGAAGTGATTCATGACCATGGCAGCGTTGGCAGTCGGCTGGTTCAGCATCAAATCGGCCGTCACAAAAGAGCTTGCGACCAGAGGGTCTGATTGCAGGGCTATGTTCTCGGACTCGTTTGTGCTGATGCCGACTCCCGTGTAATAGGAGACATAGGAGCACGCATAGGCACCTGACGGAACGGAAACTGTAGCCAGTGTCATTCCTGCGACTACCGTGCCTACGAACGTTGTATGATTAAAAGCAGGAACTGTTCCCATAGATGCCCCTTACAGGAATGCCCCGGCTGGGCCGGGAGTGACGGCTGCCAGTTGGGCATGATAGGAGGCACCAGACGAAGTTGTTCCAACGACGATAAGCCTGACCGTGGTCAGAGCAAAGACAACGTAATGGAAAAACACTAGCGTGGCATTGGCAACGGGCTCTGTCAGTGCTGTCTGGGCTGTAACGAAGGCTCCGCCAGTTATCGGGTCCGACTGGAGAGCTATGTTTTCCACGTCCGCAGCACCAGGAGTTCCGGTGTAGTACGTAGCATAAGCAACGGCAATAGCCCCGGGGCCAACAGTGAGGCTGACCAGTACGGCACTAGCCGAGGGGTTTAGCACGCCCGCTGCCGCTGTCGTGGCACTGAAGGCCGGAACTGTTCCCATCGGGGCTCCCTGTTAGTATACCTATCGCTGAAAACCAGTTACCCAATGAACGGCAGGTGCCTGTACGGGCGGATGAGTTCCAGTACGCGGTACGGTATCCCCGAGTTGAACTCAGCGCCACCCAGGGTACGGCTGAAGTCAACGTCCATCTGGTTGAAACCCTCGGCCTGGTACTGCGTAGCTCGCATTTGCGCACCCTGCCACCAGTAGGCAATAAGCTCAAGAGCTGCAAGGCGCAATGCATTGGGAACGGCCGAACGGCCTGCCACGTAAGTAATTCTGATATTCGACATTCCGTACATGAAGCGGATGTTTACGTTACCGCCAGAACGGCGAGTGATGAGACCAACGCTAGGGTCATCAATCGAGTATGCAAAGATGTTGGTGGCTGTCTGTGAGTTGACCTCAACAAAAGCCAGGTCGTAGTTTGTATAGCCCCAGCCTTCCTGCACGTTAATCACAGACAGGATAGGAACGTTACGAGTGTTAATAGCGTAGTTGCCGCCGTCGTAATACTCATCGTACTGAGTAGGGATAACTTCGCCGCATTCATTTCGCAGGACGTCTGTAGCGGCGTAGATGTAACCCATGAGGGCGGCATCGTCAGAGGTATTGCTAGCGGGGTAACGGAGATGTGCTAGAACATCCTCTAGGGAAACTATTGTGTATGCAGGCTGCTCGGCAGCCAGACCCTGTGACATGCAGGTCAGCCCCTTACAGCTTGTTGTGATGCTACAAAGGGTTGGAATGGTCGGCGGTTACCGGGGACCGAGAGTTTTAGTCTCGGCCCCCAGCATCCCGCACCATTCAACCTAGGTAGCGATGCCCGGTTGAAAATGTGGGCCGGCCAAAGGTGAGGCGGCCAATGACCGACCACACGATTTGGCTAGCTAGCCGGTGACTGGTACTGAACTACAGCGCGAAGGTCGTTCGGCTGTGAGTCCATGCGAACGTAACCAAGGTAGCCGACCTGTAGGAAGTCAGCGTAGCGCTCGGTCAGACGCATGGTACCGGCCATGTCAACCTGGCGAACAACCATTGCCGTCTTGAAGTCACCGAAGGTAACCCCGCCGTCAATGTTAACGCCAGTACCAACAGACGGGCTGTTGTTGTCAACAGTTACCGGGTAGCCAAGAATGACATCCGGCTGTCCAGCCTGAGTGTTCGGCTCCCACAGGGGATGACCGAAACCGTCAGTCAGAGTACGCTCTAGCTGAACCTGGGTGTCGTTCATTACCCAAGTGCAACGGCCACTCTGACGGTAGGCAACGTCAACGTCACCGATCATGGCGGTTAGAGAACCCCATGAAGCGATACCCGCTGCCTTAGCGCTGGTAGCAACGCTTGGCGAAGACAGGGTGAAAATGGTGTTACCGTTCGCACCTGTAGCAAAGCCGGGAGAGGTAAGCGATCCAGAGCCAGACCCGCCGTTAGCGATAATGGCAGTAGACAGGCCGGTTAGAGCCTTAGACGCAGATCCAGCACCGGACCAAAGCTCGGCACCAATCTTACGGCCAATGGCCTCACCCATGCGGTCGCTTACGAACTGGTCTACGTTGAACGCAGAGTCGTTAATAAGCTGAAGCGACGCAAGGATGACACCAGAAGTGATCGTCCATGCGTACAGAATTCCCTGACCGAATACGTAGTCAGTGAATCCGACCTGGTTAGCCTCGGTGATGTACTGACCAAGTACGCCGGTCGGGTTAGCAGTCGGCCATGGCATCTCGTTACCGCTAGCGGTCTTAACGATGTTGCACAGGGGCAGAAGGCCACCGTACTGCTTAAGAGCGATCTGGAGGTTAGCCCAGAAGCCCTGCGGAATCATGTAGCCACCCTGACCAGGAATGGTCTGGAGTGACGCAGAGTCCAGCTCGGCGCGAGTTGAGCCGCCACGCAGAACCTTGCGGTCCTCCGGAGACAGAGGCTCGTCGTGCGGCAGGCCCATGTAACGCAGGAATGCCTCGGTGTAGCGACGGTCAAAGTCAGACGCGCCGGAACCGGTAACTGCATCACGGGTGTAGTACTCGGAAAGCTCAGCCTCGCGCTCCTCGGTGCTGCCGTTGAAGTGATTCTTCAGCGAGCGAGTAGCGTAGCTGCGAGCGCTATCGCGGGTGCTGCGCTTGAACTGAGGTCCGTTCAGGCCAGCACCAACCAGGGCAGCGGTGAAGTACGCTTCCTCGGTGTCGTCGCGGTCACGGGAAACGCCGCGATTCTCGGCGGTCTCGTCACGGCCCTGCTCACGAGCCTGGGCCTTCATCACGATGTCTAGATCGCGATCTAGATCCTGAAGCTCTAGCTCGGCGTCGTCAAAGGTCTTGCGATCTTCGACGGTCAGCTTCTTGCCCTTGTCCAGCTTCTTTAGGACGGGCAGCATGGTGCCCTTGTACAGTGTAGCGCGCTTGTCGCGAATCTTCTGCTCGCGTGCGGTCATCTCGTGAGACATTTACATCCACCTTTTGAGTCTTGTGCTTACCAGGTAAGCAGTTGGTTTTTCTTACTCAGCCTCAGCATCGAACTGCATGCGGCGCTTGCGTGCGATTGCTCGCATCTTGCGTGCTGCGTCGTCCTTGCCCTCTTGGTCAGTGGATGTATCCGGCTGACCATTTTCACCATCACGGGTATCCCCGTCAATGTCCTTGCTGTAAGTTCCAGTTGCCTGTACCGGAGTTCCCGAGCCACCAGGGGAACCATGTCCCTTACTCGGAGTACCGGAAGGCGCGCTTCCGGAAGTGTAAGATCCAATAGCGTCAACAGAGCCCTTAGCGGTACCCGACGTCGGTACGTTCGCCTTCTTACTCTTTTTCTTAAGGCCGAGGCCGTCGCTGGAAACACCCTTGTCACCCTTGTTGTCGCCGGCAGCGTCGGTACCAGTACCGCCCTTGTTGTCGCCGCCCTTGGAGATCTTGCCTGTACCAGCGCAGCCGCCTGGGCAGCGGGTAACGCCATCAGCCAGCACTCCCTTGCCGCTGCAAGCCGGGCAGGTTGTGTCGTCAGAGTCGCTGTCGTTCTCGGCTCCGGTGCCAACGCCGTTGTTTCCGTTACCGCTAACGGCTGGAGTATTTGAGCGCTCAGCCTGCTTGACCAGATCGGCTAGCAGAATCTGGCGAATGCGCCCGAGCTGCTTTCCGGGGTCATCAGCGCGTGCCTCGTCAAAGGCGACTTCGCGTACCTGTGCCAGTATCTTGCGGCCACCCTTTAGAGTGGCACCACTCTTGCTGCTAGTCTTCACACGACCCTCACTCTCGATTACGGCCGAGTTCTTTGAAGAAGAACTAGAACCAGCACTGACCTTGACACCGAACTTCTTGCATGCTGCCTGAACCTTTGACTTGATAGATGCAAGCTGCTTGGCACTGTACGGAGCCTGGTTGGAAGCCTTATTGATGTACGACCAGGCCGCCTTGGCGTGAGCTGCGTTATCAATGGGATAGCGCTTCTTGCCATCCTTCTGATATCCAGGATCGGCATAAGCCACGGTTCCGAACGGGCTCTTTCCGGCGCGGTCCTCATCCTCGGAAATTCCGTCCATTACCCAGACACCGTACTCACGGTAGTAGAAAGCATCGCGGGCTTCCATTGCGGCATCGACCTGATCGCGAGCGCTAACGGAAGTTCCCTCGGTATAAGCCGGGAAGGTTACAACGGAGATCTCGTGGAGCTTTACCTCGTGGAGGGTTCGCTCATCAACGTCTTCATCCTTGTTGTAATGCCAGGAATCGCGAATGACCTCAAACCCGAAAGAGCATCCGCCATAGTTTCCGGCCTTGACATTCTCGCGAACATCATTTGCGTAACTCGTGTCCGCAGGCTCAGCGTCCCAGTCGAGACCATTCTTAGTCTCTTCCAGGGATAGGGTGCCGGCACTCTGACGGGCAAGTGGCTTCTCGGTCTGATGACTGTCCAGAAGTACTACATCACCATCGTTGATCGACTTGCTAAAGCAGCCAGGGGCGATCTGCTCGCGAAAACCCCAGGGCTTCTTGCCAATCATCGTTGCCTTGTTAAAGGGTGCCGCACGGCCCGACAGGCGGCCATTCTCAAGCTTCGGAGCGCCAGAGCGCTCGGAGTATCGATACTCGATACCGCCATTAGTCTTGTCAGGCATATGAGTTCCAATCGAGGCGTTGCGCTGATAGCGACTTACGCGGCCAATGATAGTGTACCATTAGCCTATCCATTAGTATCCGAGTTCTGGTCGTTCTTTGGCTTTGGTGACTTTCCCTGAGTGGGCTTTACCATCGCCGGCTTCACGGCATTAGGCTGCGTTCCGGGTGCGGTAGTGGCTGGAGCACCAGAAGGAACAACACTCTTCGGAGCAAGAACGTCGCCCGGATTTCCTGTCTGCATATTCATCGGAGTCAGGAACTCGTCAAGGCCGTCAGACGGTGGCCTGTTCTCGGATGCACGTGCCTCGTTGCGTGACATCCATCCCCATTGAATAGCCGTGGCATAAGCGCTAAAGCGCTCATTCATGTCACCGCGCATGAGGACATCAAGATCGAATTCGCAATACTGCTTCCGAACATTGATGATCTCACGAGTAAACCGCTGCTCGATCCTGTTGGTCCAGCCTGAAATACAGAATCGGACGAGCCCTACATTCTGCTGCTCAATACCCGTACCCCAGCTAGTTGACTTCTCTACGTCGCCAACAAGGTGCGGTGGGATGCCGAACAGTCGTGCAACCTCACGGGTCTGCCAGCCGCGTGACTCAAGGAACTGGAGCTGGTCGGGAGGAATGGTGATTGGCTGGTAGCTAGTCTCCGCATCCAGGACCGCGACGTCTCCAGCATTGGCTACGCCCGAATGCTTAACCAGCCAGCGACGCCTGATCTCGTCGGCCTGAGTCTGATTGGCAAGGGGGGCCTTGACCTGAATGATACCGCCAAGCATGGAGCCATTGGTATAGAACTTAGCAGCCAGGCGGTCAACGGCAATAGAAGTTCCGAATGTACGACGCGCGAAGTTGATTACAGAGAGTCCCATGAGACCGTCATATCCCAGTCCCGGAATATGCATGATCTCATAGGTGGTGTAGATCTGCGGGCCGCGTGCATTGTCTATCTGGCCGTTCTTGTCTACGCGCGTAACCTCAAAGACCTTATCGCCCTCGAAGATCTTGA